CATGGTTTCTTTATAGTCACCTTCTGCTTTAATAATTTTTGCTTCTAACCTTGCAGTATCAATCCAAGTATCAGATGCTGGTGTTAGTTCCAAAGCACCTTGCCAGAAACTTACCAAGAATGGAGTTACACTTTCAGTTCTTGTTGCAAATGATTGTGTAAGCCATGGAACTTCGGCATAATCAAGAGTAACAATACCTTCTGTCTTTCTAATATTAATACCTTCAGGTTGCGTAAATGCCGAATCTAAAGTGTCATCCTTATTATCCCAACCAGATTCAGGACCTTCAACCAGGTCAATAGCATTTGTATAATGTTGAGGTTTGAGAATTTTATTCTTAATATCAACACTATTTTTAAAAGGAAGTTCCTCATCTGGTCTTTGCTGAACTCTTACGGATGCAAAATTATCAACAAAGAATCCAGATTTAAACCTATTCAAACCCTGACTATCAGGAACAAACATATTAGCAGTGTTTGTTTCAAGTAGACTTAAGGAAGTATAATATTCAAGATTTTTAATTCTCTTCTCAAGTTGTCTAATATCAACCATTCTATATCTCTTGTGCTCCAAGAAATCAACATCGGCTTGAGATGGATGGAAAAGATATGGAGGAAGATCTATAGTTGCAAGTTCAATTGCATTATCTACAGATACAGGTGGTTCTGGATTTTCTGATGGATCTCCATACTGAACCTGGAATTTACCATCCTTTGTAAGGAAAAGTCTATCAATTCTAGGTAGATAGAATGAATATGTAAAATTAAGAGATTCATCTGATGCTAAAATATTCGGAGCAGAATTTCCTGATTGATCAAATGTTCTACCGTAAAATTCAAATGGTGATCTTGCAGATTCAGTTACAGTATAATTATTAACAGATGGTCTAATATCAATTATATCAGATACTCTTTCACCATTTACAACCTTAATGTCATTAGTATAATTAAATCCATTATCATATGAATTAACTGTTGTTATATCTCCAAGATCAGTGGATTCATAATATCCATTCGAGAAATAAACTTTTATTTGCTTTAATGGAGCATCAAAACCATCTCTTCTAATAATTGATCCATAATCATAAAAAGTTCCACGCTGTCCAGGATTGAATTTAAACTCACGTGAAATATTAAAACTTGAAGATGCTAAATTAGAAACTGATGCTTGAATTTTAGATTCTTCAAATTTTACAATTTCTCCTTCTCTGAAATCATAAGAATTGAGAGGAATATACTGAATTTGAGAATCTGTAAGTTTTTGTGCAACCATACCAATTGCACCAGTATTCTGACCAGTAAATTTCTCACCAATTATAAAATCTTCTGTTGAAGCAGACGCTCCAGAAATATTAGAGAATATAACTGTAGGTGCAGATGCTTCAGTAGTATCAACAGACTCATAAACACCAAGAATTGTAATTACATCAGGAACATTAAGTGAAATTCTCTTATCTTGAACTCTTGTTCCATATGGATAATCACCCCAAGTTAATCCATCTTTTAAGGTTCCTTCACCTGTACCAGATGCATCTAATTTAGACTTATCAATTATAACTGAATTAACTCTATTCTTTAATTTTTTCTTTGCAGTAGGCTTACTCTTCTTCAAAGTATATGTTAACCTTGCTGCACCATCATTGGCACCTAGGTTATAAATCTGAAGACTTGTTGATGCACCACTAAATCCAAATTTATCCTTTGTAAGAACTTCTGTAGTTCCATCTGATCTAATCAAAGAATACCTTTCTTCATCATATGGCATAAATGTTTCATTAGTTCCTGCAACAACAGGAGATCCTAATTGATTTCCACTAATAGTTACTGTTACAGATTTTCTAATTATAACGTAAGAATCTTCAAGATCAACATTAGAAACATTCTTTCTAGGAAGTGATGTATAAAGTGTCCTATCAATAGAATCATCTAAATTTGACTGTAGTACTTTAAGATCAGATACTTGGAATGGCAAACTTGGAATCCCACCATTATAAAGATCAGTTACACTAGTAACTCCTGTAACTGTTATTGTACTAGACCCTACACTTACAACTCTAACACGCCAAGTTGGATAACGATCACCAGCAACAAGAGCCCCACCACTAAGATATGTTATAAGAGGAAACTCAAGTAAATTACCTTCATAAAGTCGATTGGGAAAACCAACAGATTGAGAATATGCTGTACTTATTCCATTATTATCAACACCAGTGAAAGTTACAACACCAACCGTAAATTTATTATGTTGAATAACATCAGCACTAAATGTAGTTCCTACGCCAACAACTCCACCAATATTTCCATGTACAGATGTAACATCAGATAATCCAAAACTAGTAATAGCAGTTGCAACTCTTCTATTCGTACCAATTCCATTAAATTCAAACTCTTCATTTAACATGAAGGTTCCTGTCTTATCATAAACATCAATTACATTAGTATCAGATATACTATCCTTCAGATATCCAACTGCACCACTATTCTGACCTTCAATAATTACAGGAGTTGTTAATGTAACATTCTCATTTAAAGTAATTTTTGTTGTGGTTTGTACATCAAAAAGTGAAACATCCCATTCGTTTAGATTTTCATTTGTTGTACTATACGAACCAGATTCTAATCTAAAGTCATAAACTCTTGCTACTCCAATTTCATTTCCTGCAGGAGTAGTCTGAGCTGCCCCTACTGGTCGATCTCTAAGACTAAGAACATATGTATTACCAATACCAACTAAAGGTGTTCCAAAAACTCTATTTAATTTTAAAGTAGATCCTGTATTATAAAATACTGCTTCATTTTCAATTGTCTTAACTTCTCTTGGTTTTGGACAATCTACATTAAGAGAAGTGATAGTTTCAATTTCATATCCTTTAACAAAAGCCTTTCCTGGAGAAACTTGATAAACTGCTAAATCTTCAGTTACTGGAGATCCTGCAGAAGTAAGTTGACCTTCCTCCAAAACTCCATTATTACCCATTCCATTATTTAAAGAATCTTTAACGGTAACATCAAAAGGTTTTGTAATATAATCACCAGATTCAGCATAAGTTCTTCGTGCTAATTCATCACTAACTATAGCATATTGATCAGTTTCTTTCTTGGACCTTAAAATTCCATTTTCAACAACTGCTAATTCAACAAAATTTGCATCATTCTTATCGGATAAAGCTTTCTTGAAAAGTGATGCTGATATTTGAAGTCTATCTGCACCTGGAGCAGCATAATTATTATAACCAGTTGCATTATCAGTTAAAGTCTCATCTTGATCTGCAGTAATAATCTGTTCATTAATATAGAGACCAATCCTATATGAAGGAGTATTTGTATACTGATCAAGAATCAATGTCTCATCATCTACAGTTACAAATTGACCTCTAATAAAATAAACACCATTAACTATAGAAAAAGCAGATCCAATTGAAGATGCGCTATCTGCAGTAGTAATTGCAAAAGTTTCTCCTGCAGGAATTGTACTATTACCTAAAAGACCGCTTAAAATTGCACTTTCTGCAGTTAATGCTTCTCCATCTAAAAATTGTTGTGTATTATTATCCTGAGAACTTGATGCAAGATAATTTACATATAGTGTGGTATTTCCTCTTTCTGAATCGCTAGATACAAGAACATTATCAACAACAGCAGTAATTCCACTTGTTTGACCAGTAATTTTTATTCCTAGTAACTGATCAACATAAGCATCTACAGGAACACCTTGATATGTATTGGTAAGTTCAACACCATAATAATTTCGAGTATATGCAGTATTTCCAGGTATTACCTTTGCACCTTCTTTAAAGAAATGCTGTCCAAAACGCTCAATCTGATTTTGGAGAATTGACTGAAGGTTTGTTAATTCTCTTGCCTGAACAGGATATCCTGGCTTAAACAATACCCTATGGTAATTGTCAGCGGCATTAAAATCGTCAAAATACGGTGAAACGTTTAGATTAGTTACTTGTGACATAATTCTTTAGAACTGCAATATAACCTTGACATCTTCTTTTTGATTAGCAGATCGGGTGACTGAGGGTCTGTTATCAACATAAATTATATTTCCAGATTCTTTTGTAACTTCAGGATTTGCAATTCCATCTACAAAAGACTGCCCAAGGTAATAGGTTCTATTATTTATTACAGTTGAGACACCGGTAAAGGTGTTATCAATTGTTAATCCTTCAGCTACAGATCCCCCAACAATAGTGAGACTTCCTGTACCACTAGGAGATGCTGTAAACTCATGTTGCTCAAATCCAAATTGTGGGTTGGTAATTGCCACTCCAACAGTATTGAATCCCGACATTGATCGATCTTGCCAGACTTTTAAGACTCCTGTTGCTTGGTCATAACTAACAACTCTTGCAACTGCAGTAGATCCTGTTGCTACTGTTTGAGTAACAAATGAATCAGAAGCAAATGTTGCTGAACTATATCCAATTCCAGTTAATCTAAGACCTTGAAGTGCACTTGCTTTATCAAGATCTAATACTGCAGTTGAACCAAAGGCTCTAGGATTTTCAATAATACCAACCCTTGCAACTTGGTTACCTGTAATAAAGTCTGGATTCTGAATATCATTTTCAAATCTAGAATACATAAGAACATTTTTTGAACCAAGTTCTCTGTAAATATCATATCCATGCCCACCTTGGGGAGGAATAATAACATCAAAAGTTGGTCTAGTAATTCCAGTAGGAACTCCACCAGCAACTAAATCAACATTTCCGTATGTGTATCCAGATCCCTGATTTGATACAACTACTGAATCTACTTGAGAATCACTGTTAATAGAAACTGTACATTCTGCACCTGTTCCATCACCATTAATGGGAACCTTTGTATAAACTACACCTGCAGTTCCAACACTTGTTCCTCTATTTGTAATAACAACTGTTTTAAGTGAACCATCAATTGCATTATTACGAACAGCACTATATGCATCTGCTGTTTCCCAATCAGAAGGAACCGGAATATAATTAGTTGAATCAAATTTTACAATATCCGATGGATTGATAGTATAAAGATACTTCCAAATATATCCATCTCCACTAGATCCAGCTGCTCTTGGTTCTAAATCAATAAATTTAGGTTCATCAAGAGAAGGACTTCCATTTGGAGTTTCTGGTGCAGTTCCATTCTGCAAACAAATATAAACTCTATAATCAGTATTCATTACAAAGAAAGATGCGCCATATAGATTAGTGGCACCCGATACTGGAGCAGTATTAGAAGTACTATAATCTGAGCGATACATATCATATGTATTACCAGATCTCCAAGCAATTTTCGGAATTACTAATCTAACATCATTAGATGCAAGTTTTTTAAGCGCAATTATAGTTTCCCAATATTCATTTTCTTCATCAAAACTATCCACAGGTGAAGGTGGATTATTATCCCAATCACTTTGAATATCCGAAGCATTTGGTAATCCAATAAAAGAATAATAAGAACTAGTACTCGTAGTTATTCCTGCGAGAAAATTCCTTGCGTTCAAGATTCTAATTTGGTCGGTTATAATTGCGGCCATTTTTTATAATTTTTTAGTTATTTATTAGGGTTTATTGTGATGAAGGATTGATATATTTTATGATGACTATTCCTTTACCACCAGCGCCACCATCTTGGTTAACATTTTGAACGCCACCGCCACCGCCACCAGTATAATCAGTTCCAGGTATTCCAGGCATGCTTGGATCACCACCATTGCCACCGCCACCAGCTCCACCTTCTCCACGCTCAGGATTTCCATACTCAGCACCCCCACCTCCACCACCATATATACCCCCAGGGCTTACTTCAGGAATCCAATAAGGTCGTACGGGAGCAGGAATAGCAGGAGCAACATATAAATCGCCAAAACAATCGAAGGGATGTCCAATACCACCAGCTCCATCAGAACCTACAGAACCGGCACCACCGCCACCATGACAAACACTTCCTCCAGGATCGGAACCACTTCCTCTATAAACGTATTGGTGGTTATATCCTCTACCACCTGTCTTAGTATATCTTGATGGAGCAGTCTGTTGTGTAGAATAATATGAACTTCCTCCTCCAGAACCACCGTGACTTCCATACGTGTGACTAACAGGACTAGAACCACCGCCACCGCCACCACCAAGAGCTATAACACCAGTGGATGCTAATCCAACATTAGATTGGTAATTTGTTACTATACCTATAGTTCTATCATTAAGTCTACTGGGTGTGTAATTAAGTGTAGGGTAAAATCTAGAATCACCACCATTCATACCCATAAACATCTCACCATTAACTTGATCACAAATTACAGCCGCTCCTCCTTCACCAACGTCTACTTTATATTCATATCCATTGGAAAGATCAAATGTAACTGCAGGACCATAAACAACTTCACCAGCACCACCACCGCCACCATAATATGAACCACCACCAGAACCACCACCAGCAACAACTAAAACAGTAAAAGTTTTTCCAGTTCCTACTGCTGCAGGACCTAAACGAAAATGACCTGGTTCTGTAAATACATGATAATTAGTAACTTTTCCATCCTTACCTGTGGTTGTAATTCCTGTACCACCACTTGCTAATATTGGAAGAACATTATCTGCTGTAGTACCAATATCAGAAGTATTATTAACACTTAAAAAACTACTTAAATTTTTACCTAATGTGGATCTAATTCCCATTAAACGGTCCTCTCAATATCCCCAAGAACCATAATATTTGCAGTTGACGCAATTCCAACAACAGCACTTAATGTATCATTATGCGTAAAAACCAATGGATAATTAAGTTCTAAAATTTGAGTCTCATTAGCAGCAAGTGTTTGATGATAAAACTGATCTGCTTCAGCTGGAGGATTTGATGCGGGACTAGTAGCCGCTTCATAATACAAAGAAATCGTAGAAGCAAAAGAAGTTGGATTATGCATCACCACACTTTTGACATAACAGGTAGAAGCAATTCCAACAGGAGTTGGAGATACTCCACCAGTAACAAGACCAACAGCCTGATTAGCTACTCCTGTGATTTTAATGATATCTTGTAATCTAGTCTTCTGTAGTGCCATTAGTTTATAGTTTTTAGTTATTTATTACATGCTAAACATGCCAGCAGAGAAGGCATCTAAACCTGCCTCTATACCAGTAAGTGCAGATCCTGAACCAGCAAAACTAGTAGCAGTTACAATTCCTGTAACATCTACACCTCCACCAGTAGTTTCTAATTTCTTGCCATCATCATAAAATATGGATACAGATCCACCATCAACAGCTAAAAGATAATCTTCACTACCATCTTGAGTTTGTAATCTTAGATCATTACCAACAATTCTAAATTCACCTGTTTCATTTTTTATAGTGCTATTACCACCAGTATGGTATATCAACAAATCTCCACCAGATGCACTGCCAAATACACATTTAGCAGAATCATCAAACTTAAATTTACTTGTTGCTTGATCCCATAGAACATTATATGAATCACCAGGGAATTGTACATCCTGATTAAATGTAGTAACACCAGATACACTAAAATTTGTTGCTGTTGCAATACCAAGAGTAGAAACACCTGATACACTCAGATTATTAATGGTACCCATTCCGGTAACATTAATATATTCAAATTGATTAGGCATTGCTGCTGTTGCAGCTTCAATGGTTGCTGTTGTAGTGGCATCTATGGCAGTTACACCACGAAGATCCACAACAGTAGCAATACCACTTATACTAATATTTGTAGCACCTATTCCACCTCTTACATCTAACATATAAGAAGGAATTGTGCTACCAATTCCAACAAATGATTCTCCACTAGCAGAAGGTTCTGCCATGGTAATAGCACATGTACTTCCCGTACCAATTCTTAATGTAGTACCATCACCAATAGAAGAATAAACCTCATCAAAGTTGGTGTTAATTTTTCCACCACCAACTCGCAGGCCATCACCTGTTCCGTCATTAGCGGCAGATCCCGTATTTATTCCTAACTTTGCCATTGGTTAATAGACCTTTTACTAGTTATTTAGATTTTTAAGCGAGATAGTCTCTATATTTTAAAGGTACATATCTTCTGACATATGCAGAAGTTGAAATTCCAGTTACTCCATTTTGATTATAGAATGGGAACTCTTGTGTTGCTGTTCTTGCATCACAATCAATCCTACCCCAACTATAAACTCCATAATAATTACGGAAGACAAAATTATCAAAAGAAGTAGTTGTAGAATCAAAAGTTTGAACCATACTATCAAAAGTATCAGTTTTTCCAAAAACGTATCCATTATAAGTGGTTACGCCAACAGTAATTTTTCTAAGGAATACATCTCCAACACCATAAACAAATTCTTTAACAGTTTCAGCTTTTAATGCTTTATAAACGTTATCAAGAGAAGTTGTTCCTACTCCAACAACAGTTCCACTAGCATCCAAAGATGTTACCGGATTACCAATATTAGATTCTCTATAGACAAAATAATCATTTGTACTTATACCACTTATAGTAACTGCAGTTCCAGTAATAACTGTATCTCTCATAATAGAATTTTCTGGAATCAATAATTCAAATATAAGTGCTGTAGATGCAATCCCAGTTACAGCCGTTGTTCCAACACCAACAATCAATCCAAAATCACCACTATATTCTACTCCAGAACTGACTCTCTCATCCAAAACAGGAGGAGGTGTCATTAAGACCTGTGGTACAGAAGTATATCCAGTTCCAGGTCCAGTCATTGTGATACCTGTAACTATACCTGCATTACTGATATATGCTCTAGCAGTTGCTCTGTTGGTAGTTCCAACACCAACTGGATTTCCGAGAATTACAACAGGATTAGTAGAATAACCAACACCACCATCAGTAAGTGTAACTGCAGAAATTGTATTGCCAGCAGATACAGTAGCCGTAGCAGAAGCAGCAACTCTCCTATCTTGAGAAACAAGAACTATCTCTTTTTGGAATGATAGTGAAATATCATTTTCATTTTGAGCATTAAAGAGTGGTCTTACACTTTCAACATAGATGGTAGTAGATCCAACACCAACAGTTTGAATAACATTAGTATTTGGATAGATAGATGCCTCATATAAAGCACGATCTTTAGCAACTCTCTTACCATTAAGAATCATATCTTCAGTCTGTCTGCACCAATTCATTGGACGCTTCAGATTAATATTATTAACATTTCCAGGACCAAAATATGGATTAGTTGATACTACATCAGTAGAATCTATACTCATCGCAATTCTTGAATCTTCTTGTAAAACCTCTTTTTGACCCTGTGACGGATCATTATTAAGTTGTAAAGTATCACCTGCTTTTACAGTTTCAAGAACATCAACATCAACAACATCAAGACCACCGCTTCCTTTATAGAAGATAATACTTACTTTATCACCAGACTTAGGAGCCTCTCCAAAAATAATCGTACTGCCACCAGGGAATGTATATCCTTCACCGGGAACCTGTAAAATATTATTATAGAATACAAGTAAAACATCTTGAATATTAATACTCGATCCTTTGGATGCTTTAATGGAAGTAACTACACTATTAACTCTTAATTGGAAATCTGTAGTTGTTCCATCAAATTGATCACTAATATCATCAAGAGGTTGAAGTTGACCAATAGCCCATCCAGCAAATTTATCAGTAAATGTCTTTTCAAGAGTTAAAGTGAATCTCTCCAACTTCGATGCTGTTGCATCAGTTGGAATTCCAGTAATACCACCTGTAGGAACAGTAAGATTCTCATTTGGTTTATAACCATATCCAGTATTTACAAGAGTGAAATCAGAAACCTTCGTAGTTGCACTAACAAAAATATCAACCTTACCTTCAGTTCCAACTCCTACTGGTGTCGATACGCCATCTGTTTGATAAATTAAAGGAACACTAGAATAAGAAAGAGGACTATCAACTACCGCTTCATATGTTTTGGTTGTAGAGAATCCAGTATCTGTATTGGTTATAGAACATGCTGTTGAAACAAAACCATCTTTAACAGTAGTAAATCCAATATGTGTGATAACATTATCATTAGATGGATCAGTTCCTGTTACAATACCAATATTTGCAACGCCAACTTGTGGAGCAATAATCTTAATCAAGACAGCAGTACCAGCAGCAATTTCATATGCACTTGCACTTGAAACTCCAATTGTTATTGATGTTGTACCTATAGAAGTAATATTCGTTGGTTTGATATATGTACCAATTCCAATTGTACAAGTACTACCATAACCAAGTAATTGAAGTTTTCCAAATACACTATTCTTGTTATCAAGAGTAATAATATTCGATGAAGCAGGAATTGCTGTAGTAACGTCCGTTAGAATTTCATAGTTGTAATCTGCTCTATAACCGGACCCAGTGCTGCCAATTGTGATTGCAGATATCGTTCCACCTGAACCAACGGTTATCGTTGCTCCAGCACCTATGAGAGGTTGATAAGCGCTTCCTTCAGAAGATCCTACCGTAACGATTACACCACCAATTGGAAGGTTTGATTTATTAACATCAGCACCAAGAACTGCCTGACCATAAGAATCACTAAAGATTGCTGAAGTAATTCCAGCTTGTTCATTCATCGTATAATCATTAGCAATTCCTGGAATCTGGAAGATATCATTAACCAATATAACAGCATTTTCATTCTCAATTCCAGTAATATTCGCAGAATCTTGCTTTAAAGTAAATGTAGTTTCAAGACCATTAAAGTCATCTGAAATATCATCAAATAGATAGTTCTTACTATATGTCTCATTAGAACCACCAGGAGTTCCAGATCTCATAAAAGATCTTCCTTGGAAAACAGAACTGGTAGTAATTCCAACCCAATCTCTATCATATGGCGCATTTGTAGGTGAAGACTCTGGAATACCACCATAAGGTGCTTCAACAAAATTGAGGAAATTATTAACAACATTATAATTTCCAGAAATTTTCTGAACTTGTGCGCCAGTATCATGACCAACAGCTACAGTTCCTAACCATGGTCTCTGAACTCTTAATGCCTCTGTATAAGTTCCTACTCCAACTGCCTGAACCTTCATAACCTCATCACCAATCTTAATCAAATCATTACCAGAAATTGATGTAATTCCCACCAAATGCACAATATCTTCAGTATCTAAAGCTGCTTGTGTTAGAGAAGTTGTTACAGATGTTCCAACAATAGGAGATTGAAGATAATTATCCAATGCAACTATAATCTTTTCATTTTGATTCTTTGCTGTAAATGTATGAGTAGTACCAATTCCAACTTTATTAATTTCAAGTATCTCTGGAATAACTTTTAAAGCATTTTCAGCAGTTGATGCAAGTTTAATTCTATTAGAATCAACCTTAACAACAAAAACAGAACTTGGTAACTTATCAGTAGATCCAATACTAGGTACTGTGGCAGTTACAATTCCAATATTTTGAGTAGTTCCAGCTCCTGGATTTGAATATGTTAATTCCTCACCAGTGACAAAGAAGTGATTGGGAATATCAACTGAAAATGGTACATCTGGTATAGCAGTTGCAAATTCGGGATAGAATCTTCCTCTCTGTGTAACAAAATTCCTCTCAACTTCAGACAGATCCAATCCTTTACCTTTATATGCTCTTACTACTCCTATTTGCCCATTAAAGGATACTGTAGAAAGTCCAACATAATTACCAACTCTTATATCTAAAGTTGGTGCGATTGCATCAGCATAGGTTGCAGTAACTCCACCTTTTGATCCATCCAAATACATATCAAGTTCAGTACCAATTCTACTGACCACAATATGATGCCACTTATCCAGTTGTATATTGGCAGGTGCATTAGTAAATGTATTAGCCTCACCATTTAACTGAAGTACTACCTCATAATCAGAATTAACACCAAGAATAAACTTATTATCAGAACTACCTGCTGTATCCCAACTACTAATTAAAGCAGAAGCAGTAGAATAACCAACAGGAGCGGCTGTCATCTTAGCCCAAACTTCAAGTGAGAAATCTCCACTGAAATCCCAATCAGTACTATCAGTAATATTACCATAAGACCCATTTTCAAAAATATATGCTAATGTTTCACCGTCATCTCCATTTTGCCAACCATATATATTCGTTAATGCTGCATTATTACCTTCAGTACTAGAATCACTCCAAGTAGTAATACCAGTAATAGTTTGTCCATCCAAATAAAGGACCAAATCAGTTAGAACTGGATTTTCTCCTTGAGTTCCAATAACAGTTCCGTCTGATCCATCAAAATACCTTTCAAAAATCTGATATGTTTCATGAGTTAAATTAAATGCTCTCTTAACATCAACTTCAGTTCCTTGATATGCACCATACTGTGAATCCATCCAAGCATTAGTGAAGTCTAATGTAATTGGATTCTCAGCAGCTCCAATATCATCTTCAAAACGCATGTAATTGTAGAATGTTCTTACTTCTACATCTATGCTAGCATTTGGAGTAAACTTCAATGCTGTTAAACCAGTAGTAGAGTTATAAGTAGCACCAAATGTTCCAACACCAACAAAACTACCAGTAGCACCAACTCTAAGATCTCCCCACTCAGTCATGTGAACATCAGTACCAGTATCACATAACATTATTTCAGAAATTACTGTAACATTATTAGTTGTATCAGTAGCCTGAGCAATAATATAAGCACCATCATAACGATCTGGATATTCTCCTACTGAATGTGCTGTTGGAGAACCAGATGCTGCAATATTCCAATACTCACTACCAACCAATGCATGATTAAAGGCAAAAGAACCAATTCCAGCAGTATTGCCCATACCAACTGTTATTGCATTAATAGAAGCAGCAGTAGAAACGTTAGGAATAAAATCAATTACAACATTGCTACCTGAAATATAAGGATGATAAGTTCCTAAACCAGATGCAGCATCATCAAGTTCATTTAAGTTAGTTAATCTACCATATTCTTGTAAATCTACTGTGGTTCCATCATGCACAAAAGTTAACTCATTAAATTCATAATCTCCAGAAGTTGTCTTAAATTCAAATAGAACTTTTCCTGATGTATAGGTATTAGCAATACTTACAAAACGAGTGGTTGAACCAGTTCCAACTCCTGTAGCAACTGCAGTACTTGCTGTAGCTATCCTGACTCCACCAAAATCAGAAGTTCCAGTTCCTAGTACTAAATCATTAATATTATAAGATAAAGTAAAGACATTATAGTCATTTACTTGATATTTTGTTGGGAGGAATTGAATAACACCATCAAGTCCATCAAGACCATAATCAAAAGATCCTAAATCAGATACAGTATCAAGTCTGGCATATTGGTTCATATAACCAAATCCAGCATCATCATGTAAAAGAGTCAAAATCATCATTTGACGCTCATATGTATATCTACGATCTTGAACATAAGTTATATACTTATGAGCATTTGCATCAAGGTTTGTAAATCGTGCAATATTACTATATCTTGTTGCTCTTGGGTTACTATTAAATTCTGAACTAAAATCATCAATAGAAAGAACTCTATTGCCAATAGATTCAGAATAATCTGTTAATATCTGACTCTGAAGAACAACTTGATCAGAAAGTGTATTATTCTTATTATTCTCTGTAGCTAAATCAAAATTATAAACACAATTCGTATCAACAACATCATAAAGATCAGCAACAAGATCCAGAGTACTTAAAGTAGATCCAACACCAACAACTGCATCATTAGTAGCTATTGATTCAACTTGTAAATTAGAAAACTTCTTAAACCCTGCTGTATGGTTTAATGCACTTACTACATCATCCCATTTTGCCATATCAATAGTAGATTTCAATGCATATGAGAATTTCTGATAGTAATCACCATCTTGAATAACTTGACTATTTAAATTTAAGAATCCTGTTTTTTCTTCCCATCCAGATTCAACTTTCGATTTAGCTTCAAGATCATAAGTGGCAGTAAAACTCTTAGTTCCAGATACTCTTCCTCTAGTTTTTGAAGAAGTTCCTTCAATTACATGACCAACAACAAAATCTTTATTTGTTTGAACTTTAAGATATCCAGTATCACTATCCCATCTTTCAACAGTTCCAGTTACAGTATTATCATCTAAAGATATGACACCTTCACCTTTTAAGAAATGAGTTGTTGTAAGTACAGGATCAAATATAGGGAAATCTTTTTTAGCTATAATTCTACCAGAAGATCTTTGAGCATTAAAAGTTCCAGGAATTTCACCAGATCCTAAGAAATTGCTCATACTAAAGGTTACAAAACCAACACCACCATAATTCTCTTCAACACCAGTTACTGTGAATAATTGATAATTATAAAGATTTGTATTATATCCTCTTCCCGTATCCACAGTTACAACATCACCATTTGCTGCTGTTGATGCAATACCAACACTAACATTTTCAATCATGATCTCATCACCAATAGAAAATGGGAATGAAGTTACTGTACTAAATCCAGTAGATAATGTAATAGTTGCATCTTGAGTAGTAGTATTAAATCCAATAGTTTGAATTCCTACACCATTAGAGTTATTAATAGGAAGTAATCTTGGTTCTACATCATTAATTCCATAGGTATTCTTAAGAACTTTAAGATTTCTAGCACCTTTTTCAAAAAGCAAATCAACTTCAATCATTTGCTCACCACTTTGACCATCAAAAACAATGATTTTAGGTGTAGGACCATATCCTCGACCAGCAGAGGTAATTCCAATAGATTCAAAAATAGCTAAATTATCAATTTTAATTATTTCAGCAAGTTTAGCAGTGGGTCTCAAAGTATTATCAGAAGGATAATCAAACCCAACATCTTTTAATTTAGTCCTTTTAATAATACCAATACTATCACTTTGAATCGTAAGAACGGCATTTGAACCAATTCCAACCGTAGGATCATTTATCGTAGTTTTCTTAGCTGCCCCAGTAACTTGTGGTAACTTATAATAATTATTACCTCTATTATAAATTTTTAAATCAACAATGGATCCAATTCCAGAAGAAGAATCTGTAGAATACTTAATATTGGCATTACTTTGAGTATATGAAGAACTTTCAGGAACTTCTGAAATAAAATATGTAAATGTATTTGTTGCACCAATTGAAATAGTCTGTTTTCCACTGTATACACTATCTACAATTTCTATCTCATTATTTGCCTTTACTTCATCATCAATACTAATTTGAAGCTTTTCAATTGGAAGTTGATCAGTTGAAATTGGAACCAGATTATAATAAAGTTGTTTGGGAAGAGTAGAATCAACAACTAAAGTAACTTGACCATCAACACCAATTGTTCCTGATTTAATTACTTCAAAAGTAGACGATTCTTCTGTTTTATCAAATATTCTCTCTTGATCCTCATCTTCAAAAAATTCAAATGTAAATGCTGGATATTGAATAGCATTTTTTGTATAAACCAATGAAGAATCTGAAAGATTAAAGACAACCGGAGCATCTTTATAAAGTTTAATTGGTGGATTTACTGGAGATAAGAATCCACCTGTGGCACTTGTAATATCAACAATTGTAGGTACAGCACTTGTTGCATCATAATAAGATTCAGATAATTTAATCGTATCTTTATTAACAATTACTGCATAATAGAATTTTTCATTCGTAAGACCACCAGAAGGAGTTCCTGAATTGTAAATTAACTTTTGACCCAATTCAAATCTATGATCTGATACGGTAACTTCATTGGTTGTTACATTTATATCACTGGCTGCAATAGTTCTCTTATCAATTACAATTCTTCTATTTTCATCATTATACGAAACTGTCTTGATAACTGAAATGGATGGTTTTGCATCAATATACACATTATCAGAAACACCAAGACTATGAGTTTCTGCAGTAGTTACAGTTACTGTATTCTTATAAGCTGATACAGTAATTACATTACCATAATTGGTCTTAAGACTGTGATTATCGCCTGTTCCAACACTAGTAAAATACAATAATCCTAAAGATGCTGCTGTTGAACCAATGCCAGCAAATACACCAGTTGATGCCATTCCAACTCTTACAGTAGAAAGACCAATAAGATTATCATTTACTTTTGCAACATAAAGTTTTTGCTGATCACTTAAAGTTAAAGGAGCAGATCCATTAGTTGAAACACCAATAGCAGTTCCATCATTTAAATTATAAATCAATTCATCATTTGTCCTTAACTCATGCTCCGGTAAATAAAGTGTTTGTGTTGGGACAAATTTATTAGTAATACCAGCTCCTGGATTTGTAAATGTTATTGTATAACCAACACCTACACCAGAAAGTGTTCCTATTCCAAGTGTATCAACTGGATTAAAATAAAGTTCTCTATTAAGTTGGAAATTAAAGGAAGTCTTATAACCAACAGTAGTTGTAAATTTCCTTTGATCTTCATAAAGAATACTTGTTGCAGTTTGTGCAACAGCAGTAGTTCCTTCTACTGCTCTTAAGACTCTTAATCTATTAGATACCTTATCAATATTCAGAACCTTAACTTTTTCAGCAGTTGTTCCTATACCAACAGTTAAAACATTATTTGGTTTAATAAGATCAGAATTTAAATCTCCATAAATTGAAAAATATGTAACTATTCCTGTTGCACCAGTAGTTCCTACACCAGCAGTTAAAACATGAACAGACGTGGTAATACCAATACTATAATCTCCAGAAAGTTTTGCGGCTGTTGTACTTAAACCAGCAATGGAAATTATTTCAGCATTTTTAAAATTATGTGGAGTTGGAGCATAGAAAGCATATTGACCACTTTTCTTCGTAGGTACTACTTCAATTAAATTAATAGAAGTCGTTGCACAACTAATAGAAGTAACAGCCTTACCACCAACTTTAGATACTTTTATATCAGCACCAAATCCACCTGTTCCTTCATTATTAATAATAACATTGTCATCTACTTTATAATTGGTTCCGCCAGTAATAATTCCAACAGAATCGATTCTTCCTGGAGTTGCAAAAGCAACATCAGATATTTGAGTCTTCTTCATTTTATATGGAAGATCCAAATACTCATATGATTTTGTTGGACTTAGGAAATTATATACATGAGTATTTCTTAACCATTGACTATTTTGAATATCATATTCATCCTGATTGGAATTCTTTGTAAAGTTAAACTTATTTGGTTTTGAGTGAAACTTATCTCCAATCAAATATGGGAAGATTGGACGTTTAAAATTAACGAACACTCCACTAGAGTCAGGAAGTGCAGAATCAATAGTAGCAAAATAAGCATATGTTCCTTTTGGAAATTCTGGTGTTACACAAAATCTTCCATTATTTTCATCAAGAACAGATTCACTTGAGGAAGGAATATGAACATAATCTTCTACAAAGAATCCTGACTTGTAAGTATTAATTGATGGTCTATTTTCTGGATTTCCAAATTGATATCCAGAAAGCATTTGTGTAATAACACCTCCATCAACTTTGGAATATCCATATGGACCATAAATGGGATTTCCATCATAAGCCCATCCAATAATAGGAGAATGCTTTGTTGATTCCTTTTCAGATCCATTATCAATAATCAAATCAGGACTATTATAAAGACTATTACCTGATTGATCTGTTGCATATAAAATTTCTCTTAATTTTCTTGGTGCATAAAGATGAACATATTGTAAACCATAATCATCATTCAATCCATCATCAATAAATCCATCATCATCCGTAATGAATCCATAATTCTTTTCAAATTGATTAACTGTCCATCTCTGCAAATTTGCTCTGAAAACAGCACCAGATCCAGGATACGTAATTCTAGTACTAGTTTGTCCTCCAAAAAATGTTGAACCACCTTCAATAACATTTATTTTAGTAACTTCTCTATTTTCAATAACTGGCGTCATTACTAAACCTATTCCACCTTCAATTTCAATTAATGGTGGTGCAGTAATATTAGATCCTTTTTTATCAACCAATACTTCAATAACTGTACCATTAGCAATTACCGGAGTAACTTGAACAGAATCTCCAATATCAAGAGAAATTTCCGGTTCTTTATAAAGATTCAGAATTTCAGAAGAACCATATGCAGAACCTTTACTGGATAAGTTTACTGATACAATTTCACCCGTAACAATTGGTTGTAAAGTAGCTTTAAACGTTTCAGAGCCTATAGAAGAAATACCGACTCTACCAATTAATTCGACAGAAATTGCAGGGTAGTTAAAATAATGTGTATCTAAGGCAGATCCTGTACTTGTTAGATTAATATACTGTCTTGTATCATAATAAAACTTCTCTTTTCCAGATGGACCTATTTCAGATAGTTTAAATGTATTATCATCTATTTTTGTAAGATAATAATTACTTCCATCAGTCAATCCACCAATAGTTGTTCCTGCAGTAGAATAAGTTACCAATTCACCAGAATTATATCCATGCCTTTCAACAGTAATCTTATCTAAAGATGTAGTTAATCCAACAACTGCTGTTTTCTTATTTTCATAACCAGATCCTTCATTAGTAATCTGAATAGAACTAACAACTGCCTTTTTAGTCTCTGAAGCAAGTGTATGTCTACCTTCACCATAACCAGTAAGGTCTATTACATTAATCTGATTAACAGCTTCATCTTTTGATTTATAAAGTTTTACACTTGTTGCGTTTTGAACATCAACATAATATGCTGCTCCTGTAGAAAGTCCTGTAATAGGAACTTGACCATTTGGTTTGTATATTACCTTCTCATAATCTCTAAATTTATGATATGTATTAAATCCAATAGTATTGGTAGTTAAATTTACCAATCCAAAGCCTTCTTCGGAATTAAAATTAACATCATGATCTACTAACCTTGTTATTACATCGGCTGTTGCATCTTTACCATTTCCACCACTAATTTTAATTGTAGGTTGACCAATATAATCAAATCCAGTATCAACAACTCTAATCTCATTAAATGTTCCTCTTACAGCAACATTTCCAGTTGCACCAATACCAGTTGGATCAGCAATATTAAAATCAGGTGGACTTATTACATTATATCCCGATCCACTACCATCAACATCAATACTTTCAATTCTTCCATAGAAAATAGAGTCAACTGACTTATAATTTAAAATCTCAACACCATTTATTAAAATACCAGATGCTTGACCTGCTTTTGTTTCAACTAATCCACCTTCATCTTCTGGATCACTAATTTCTCTAAGCAACTTATGATTTTCTAATTCCTGACCTTTAAATTTCCAAAATTCAATAGTATTATCAGTTACATCAATTGCTTCCGTCGTTACATAATCCTCAGTATAAAGTTCTGATCTACTTCTAGCTAATTTTAACGAAGTAGTATCTGATAATCTTTTTACAAAATAAATTCCTTCTTGAGTAATACCAGTCAATGTTGTTGTTTGTATGGTCTCATTACCATCAGCGTCTTCTACGGTGCTTGTAACCTTCTGTGGGGTGTAATAAACAGTATCTCCAGTATAGAAACCATGATCACCAGAAGTAAGGACTTTAAAGGTATCTCCAGTAAAAGTACCATCAAAAGTAATTAAATTCTTTTTAACATTTAATCTTTGATCCTTATAGAAAGGAATGGATGATGATGCTACTAATGTATCTTTACCATTATCTTTATAAACAGATGATACGTCAGTTGTTACGTTATTAGCTGACGGAAAATTAGTTGCATTTGCTTTTAAGATATTCTTTTTAATTGTTATAGTAATAGTATCTGTAATATATTCGTCCAGAGATCCTTGATCACCAATTGTAATACTCTTTACACCATTGACACCATAAACTTTTGATTGACCACTATATCCGGTGGTTGTAACAGTAAGAGTATCTCCTACCTTAAAAATATGATCATTATCAAGAATGACTCTATACCTAAAGGCAGTTTCATTAATTTTAGTTATTGTTTCTACTTTATATGAAGTTGCAGCATTAAAAATCCAAGAATTAGACGCAACATCAGCTGTACTAATTCCTAAAGTTTTAATTTCAATAGTATCATCTTTTTCATAATAATAATTTGGTTGATCATACTTAAGATCACCCAAAACAGATGTAATTCTTACTTTTACTTGCGTATCATCAGCAAGAGTAGCAACAGCATGTGTATTAATACCAATAACAGTATTATTAGCAATATTATCAGTTATACCACTACAACCATAAAATTGGTTAAATGCTTTTGATGTATATGAAACAATTCCTGCTTTTCTATCAGTATAAGTAACATATAATTCGCCAGAAGTTGGAAATCCTACGGTTGAGTCAACATCAAGCGTTGTTGAACTTGTAGTATAGTCTCCAATACACTTTGTTTTGGGATGAACACTAAATGTTCCATATTCTGCGCCACCATAAGTCTTATCACTACTGAAAGTAGAATCAATACTTAATCTATAGAAATCTGTCGATGCACCACTAACAAATACCTTTTCAACATTCGTAATTGGAGCATAAGCCTTATCAATTGTTGTACCATACGAATCTTGAATTAATGTATATCCTCTAATTGATTGAACATCACCAGATATAGGTTCAACAACCATATCATTGGTAATTTTATAAAGAGGTGCTGAAGGGGAAATAAGATGTTCACTAGGTTTTAATACTTCTACATCAACACCGTATAATGCTTTAAAAAGAACCTTAAAAGATTGACTTGTACCTTTTGAACTATAAAAATCTTTAGCTTGCTTAATAAAAAGACTTTTATCTAAATCAGCATAAAGAGATCTATCCTCAAGGCCTGGAAGAAGTTGATTTTTTGTCTTTTTAAGAAATTCTTTTAAGAAAAGTACACTTAAATTCTCTACAGTTGCATCAGCAACATGATCCTCTGCTAAAGTTTGTGTAAAAACTAAATTTTGATTTTTATCATCCGCAATTCCATCAAATCCGCGAGTACATCCTGTAAAACTAATATCAGTCTTTCCAGAATAGGTTATAATTTCATCATCAATTCTAATAAGTCCATATTCATCAGGAAAACCTTTTGTATTAGAAACTATAATAGTATTATCAATTGCCGTGATATCATTCAATAAAATAGTAGATGATATAGTATTGGCATTATTATCTAACTTGACATATCTATCAATATTTTGTATTAAATCGAGAGGACCACCCTGAAAATCCTGAGAAAGATAATAAGTCGATAAAAAATCACCAATAAGAGGAAATTCATCTATAACGTAAAGTGGCAGTTGATTTTTAACAACTGTTCTTAATGGGACTCTGCTTTGTGTCATTTTATGGTCTTACTAGATATCCGTTACTGTAGCTGGAAGAAACAATATAATTAGATGCTGAAGGATCAAGTCCTGATGCAATCTGATCAATTACCATATCGAATGTACTGTTATTAATATCTAGTTGCAAATACAAATCCTGTAATCCGATCACATCATTTGATCTTGGTGCAATACAAATTTCAATAACTTCTTGGCCATCTTTCTTTTTAGATGTTGCCTGAATATTAATAGGATTAATTGTTATAATTCCTTTAATATAATTAACAGTACCAACATTTCTCCTTACAATCTTTGCATCCGTTGATTGTGGATTTGAAAGAGAGAATAAAAATATTGTTCCATCTTCTCTATTAGTATTAGGAACATCTGATAGATAAACATCACCAGAAACTCCTTCAATTTGGAATGCAGAAGATTTGATATTATAACCATCCAAACTACCAATATGGAATTCATTACCAAAACCAATTTGATATTCAGCTATTGCATTTATAGCAGGTCTAATATCTCTACGCATTAAAACTGTTGTAATATTAGATGTTATTGAAGAATGACTGTCATCAATAACCTTAAGGAATTTACTATACTTAAATCGTGCACCATACTTATTTAACTCACTAGAATCAGCGTATGTATTCACATTATTTTGAACAATTGTTGATACATTAGCTGCAGATGAAGCAAAATTACTGTTATAATAGATATGTGAATCAACTTCAAGGTAAAGATACTTCAAATCAAGGATTTCAGGTACAATTCCTGCTACTGCATACTTTTTAAGGTCTCTTTTTATGTTTTCTTTGATCAAATTAGGTAAAAATTCACCAGTTCTTGGTTTAATACTGATAAAAACCTTACCATATTGTGCAGGAATGAGTTCTTCACCCCCAAAAACGGAAATTGACTCTGTTTCTGGATAAATTCTTGATGGAATTAACGTTTCATAGTCATTTGCAGTCAAAGCTCTGTTTTGAGAAGCATAAATTCGTGGTGCATACTTCTTAATTGAATCAACACCTTCAATTGACTCTCCTCCAGTAGAAGCAATATCAGTTGTAATCATCGAAATACCAGAAGTTACCGTATATTCAGTAGAACTTCTTGTATAAACCATTCTTCCATTAAAAGTAAGTCTAGAAACTCCATTTCCACTGTCTCCACTTGACTTAATATAGTTAATTGTTATTACATTACCTTCAGAAAGTTTCTTTCCAAAGACACCATCACCAAAAATCACCTCATATCGCTCATCTTCAACCTCTTGTAAGAAGAAAACTCTAGATTCACCATCAATATCGAATAAACTATCCTGAAAAGCATATTTTTGTTGCTCTGTACTAGCATTTGTACCAACAGTTACGTTAATTAATGCCGTATCTACTCCAATATTGCTAATTAAGAACCTTTGATTTGGATTTCTGGAACTATAAACGTATGTTTCTTCAACAACACTACCTTCATAAACAGGAAGTAGGTCAAAATCTGCTTCATTATTAACAACAGGTACTGTAATATCATCTTTTATTGAAAAAACATAAGACTGAGTACCAAAAGTTCCTGAAGATACTACAACTGGACCAGCTTTTAATGTAATTGTTGATGGACTTGGTATAATTCCTGTGGTATTTACGAAAAAACTAATGGTTGCTTGTGCAGATTTACGAGCTCTTGGCATATAACCAATATTTCGTGCCAAAGATACTACATTTTCTCTTAAAGTAGCACTATCAATGAATACCTCATTAGTAACCATATTGGCATTATATGAGGTAATATAGGTATTATATGCTAAAACATCTAAAATCGTTGACAAATTAGATCCTTCAAAGTCATAATCTGTAAAATTAGAATTATCTTTTAAATAATTCTCTAAAGTAAGTTTTATCTGGTCAAAATCCAGATTTGCGAAATTTACTAGTGCCATTATTGAGATGTTGATTGCAACACAAATTCTAATTGCTGAGAGGGTACATCAATACCGATTATATTATATACAATCTGGACATCAAAAGCATTTCCATCATAATCAGGAACTACTTGTACTTTAGTTAACAAAACTCTTGGTTCATATCTTTCAATAGAATATCTAATTTCACGTTTAATTTTAATTGCATTAAGTGGATCAATGCTTTCAAAAAGCATTCTTGATACTTGAGAACCAAATTCAGGATCAAAAGGCTTCTCTCCAGGGTAAGTAAAAATAATATTTCTCACAGATCTTGTAATTGCATTAGCATTTTTTAATGCAATTAAGTCATTTGTCAGAGGATTCCTGGCAAATGTCATACTAATATCTTTAAATCCTTGACTTACACGCTGAAGAGGCATATGTACCTATAAAAAAGATGATATATCCTGTCTTATTTATAGTTTAAAATTCGGCTAATGGTACAGGTCCATTAGTATCCCAATCATTTAGATTAATCTCCTCTTCATCAGCATCCATTCTCTCATACAAATCATTTTGTAATGGTAAATCGCGTTTCTTTGGTGTTTGATTGTCATTTGCAATTTCTCTTAACATTTTCCTTTCCATGTCTCTTACCATTGAAACTCTACTATTAATTATAAGCATAAAAAAAAGACCTCCCGAAGGAGATCTCTATATGTTATTTACCTTGTCCTCGGTATTTTTTTCTAACACCATTTCGAGAGGTGGCGGCATACTTAGTATGTTTACCTGTACCTTGACGAGTCTTTTTTGGTGTTGCTTCTAACTTTTGATCTGTTGTACCATAAAGTGCCATTAATTAGTCTCCAATCTTTTTGAATGTTCTTCAACACGTTTAATCTTAGCTTCGATAGAATCTTCAGTTGCTCTTACATAATATTTAACTTTATCAATACGAGAAAGTTCGGTAAGATTTTCACTTACCTCATTCCATAAAGTATTATAGTCTTTAACTTCTTTCCATACCATACCAAACTTTCCGTATACTCTATTAAATAACACGAGTCTTTTCGTGCCCTACTCTAATCCGAGGATCGCACCAGATATCAATTCCTGCTTCAATAGCATCTAAACAGAAACTAACATCCTCTCCACACATATCAGCTACTTTACCTGATTCAAACTCTTGCATCTTAGGAGCAAACCATGGATACTTCATCTCTGGATGTTCAAATACTCCGTTCTTAATTAGTACCCAACCAAAGCCTGTATAATCTACAGTAAATGGTTTCTTACGCTTACTAATACTATCAACTGTTTCATGATTCATAACTCCACCATTTTTGCGGAAGTCATCTTCATCTAACCAGTGTGCGACAGAGGTTGTGACTCCATCTTCTGTTGCATACCATCCAGCAGTAATCTCTCTTTCATCACCTTCAGCTGGTACAGATAAATCACATAACTGCCAGAACTTGTTCACATCAAAGACAATATCCGAATCAATCCATAACTGATAATCATACTTAAGTTTACCATCCCAAGGTACTTGATCAGGTCCTCTCAATACATTAGCACCTAAACACTTACATCTTGCAAAGTTAACCATTGATGAGTAATCTTGACTGATCTGTATACTCATCTGATTCTGTACAAGATCAAAACATAACTGTACAAAATTCTTTAGAAATGTATAAGATACTCCACGTCCAGGTAAGCAAAATACAATTGCTTTACCCTTCATACGTTCTTTAATAGCTGCAATGTCCCAATCGTCTTCTGCTTTCTTAACTTTTGGTGCATTAGCTTTAACAGTAAATCCTTTTGCCATAATTGTTTAATACCTTCAATTCAATTATATCAGTTTATTTAGATTGTGTCAATAATATTAGTCATGCGGATTATACACCTTTAATGAATATACAGCATAACAAATAGCAAGCACCACAATTAATCCGATGATACTCACATACAACATAATAAATCTCCTTTAATAAGATGAATCTAATAGGTCACGTCCAGGACCATTATTTACTATACTATCACTGATCTCCTCAAATTGCAAGTCTATATCATCTTTATAACCAGTCATTAACTCTACCATATTATGCAACATCTCCCACTTCTCCTCAAAATCTTCTCTCTCTAAATTGTGATATAAACAACGATCCTTTGCATATATGTGGTAGACCTTTTCAGACATATTTTTTATGCGGCATTTTTTTATATATTAATCCTGTTGAGATGGTGGAATAATATACGGGAATTTTTTTTTATTTTTATATAGCTCTCTCGATTTGTCACCTCTGTAGGTTAGGAAGGTTCCTTTTTTTATAACACGCAACCGGCAACGCGGCGCGGTCGATAACATTTAACCCACATAAAACACTGTCTATTTCACGAATAAGACTGTCAATCCATTCGTTCGTTAATAAAAAAGGAGGACTAAACTAGCCCTCCTATATGTTATAAACTGTTATTCTGCCAAACGCTTACCTACCTCTTGTGCAATTACATCAGCAAAAATAACATCTAGAATGGTAAGAAGTTCTTTGCCGTTATTACCTTGAGCTAGAAGTCCAAGTGCAGTTTCACGAGTCATAATAAAAATGAATAAAGTAACAACGAACAGTTTAAAGTCTTGCCCAGGACTGTCAGTTAGTGTAGTCTAATTGTGCCCAGATGAATGATAGATTTTATTGCAATCCTGCATCTGAGTGTTGCCAGAACGACGACGACTTGCGGAACGCTTAACACCTAGGGAGGATTTACGCTGCCTAAGTGTTGTTGAAGGTAGCACTGTTATTTTAGCACGAATGCCTTCAGATTGCAAGTCGGCGATGATGTTTTCAAGTTGTGTAAGACTGTTCATGGAGGTTCGTTGGTTGTCCATGCTGTTATTATACACAGACCTGGTGCCTCTGTCTGGTCCTAGTGTGCACTACTGCAAGTGTCACAAGGTAGTACTCATATACTCTATACTATCCTCCTTATCTTTATAGTATAAGTATAGTCCATATTCATAAAATTGTCAAGTCTATCTGATATTTTATGAAACTGTAATACTGTCAAAATATGTAACGGGGGGTTGACATATTTGCGACCCTTGTGTTATACTAAGGTCGCT